CCGACCTGTCGTGGGTGCCGGACTCGCTCTACGGCGGCGGCTGGGATGCGTGCGGGACGTGCGGGCACCGCGTGCGCGTGCCGCTCCGGCGCACGCCGCCGGTCGAGGAACCGCCCGCCCCTGGCTCCCTCGCGTACCTCTGTGACCCATCGGCGCTGTTGCAGCAGCAGTCGGAGGCCGGGCGCGCGGGAAGCGCCAAGTCGACGGCGAGTAAGCGGCAGAAGATCGACCACGAGGCGCGCGAGTGCGCCGAGGCGATCCCGTACGAGTGGACGCGCGCCGACGTGCTCGGCAAGGAGCTCGGCCTGCTCCCGACCGCGTGGTCGAACCGCATCACGCGCCTCATGTCGATGGGGCTGGTCGAGCGCGACGTGCGGCCGGTGCCGTATGGCCGCGGGATGCGGAAGATGGCGCTGGTGCGGAGGGTGGCGTGAGCGATCATCTCTGCCCCGGCGACGGGCGCTCGCGCTGCGGCGTGGCCCCGCGCCATCACTACGGCCGCCCCGCCCGCATCCCCGCGCATCGGGCGCGGTGCTCGGTCTGTGCTGCCAAGCGGCTCAAGCGCGCGGCGCAGGTCGCGGCGGCGCAACGGCGCGTGCGGGAGCGGCAGGGGGTGGCGGCATGAGATTCCTCGAACTCTTCGCGGGCGCGGGCGGGATGTCGCTCGGGTTGGAACGCGCGGGCATGGCGTGCGTGGGGCACGCCGAGATCGAACCCCACGCGCGGGCGGTGTTGCGCCACACATGGCCCGACGTGCCGCTGTACGGCGACGTGACCACGCTCAACGGCGCGACGCTGATGGCGACGCATCCGTTCGACCTCGTGTCGTTCGGCGCACCGTGTCAGGACTTGTCGGTTGCGGGGAAGCGCGCGGGGTTGGATGGCGCGCGGAGTTCGCTGTTCTTCGATGGCGTCCGCATCTGGAACGAAAGCGGCGCGACCTATGCCCTCTACGAGAACGTCTATGGCGCACTCTCCAGCAACAACGGCGCGGATTTCGCCCGCGTCCTATCAGCCCTTGTGGGAGCCGCCGTCCCTGTTCCCCGCGACGGATGGCGGCGCGGCGGTGTGGCAAGTGGACCTGCCGCCGTGGCCGCGTGGCGCGTGCTCGATCTGCAGCACGTCCCCGGCGACGACTGGCCCGCGCCGCCTCAGCGGCGGGTTCGCGTCTTTGTCCTCGCTGCTCGCGCCGGCGGCGTCGATCCAGCCGAAGTATTGGCTCTCGGCGAAGGCGTGTGCGGGCATCCTGCACCGCGCGAGCAAGCGCGGGAAGGCATTGCCCGAGGTGCTGGAGCGGGCGTTGCGGGCGGTGGCGTCGTCCCTATCGGCGAAGTAACCGCAAGACAGGGCACCGAGACGCACGGGTCGTCAGCGATGATCGGCGAGGCGGGCGACCCGATGTTCACACTCACGTCGAAGCAGCACGGCGTGCTGGCGTGGGACAACGAACTGAACGCCGCCGACGAACTACACGGGCCGCTGATGGCGCGGGGCAAGAGCGGCGGGGATCGGAATGGCGTGCTCGCGTTCGCCGTCCGCGGCCGCGACGGCGGCGCACAGGCCGAAGTCTCCGACGTGTCGCCCGCGCTCCGCACCCCGGGCGGCGGGTCGTCGCATCCCCACGTGCTGGCGTTCGCCGAGAACCAGCGCGGCGAGGTGCTGCTCGGCGACGTGACGCGCCAGATCACGACCGGCGGCGGCAAGCCGGGGCAGGGGTATCCGGCGGTCATCACCTACGACGCTCGCGGCAACGGCGACGGGGCCACGGTCAACACGCTGGCGGGCGACCACCAGAACCGCGTGACGGATTACACGGCGCTCTGCATCACCGGCCCCGTCACGCACAGCCTGACGCACGAAGGGGCCGACGCCAGCGAGGACGGCACGGGGCGCGGGACGCCGATTGTGGTGCCTACGCTCTCAATGGGCGCACACACCGCCGCACCTGGTAGCAACGGGCAGGATGCGCTTGAGTACGCCGCGATCACGACGGGGCTGTTCGGCCGCCCCCGCCGCCTCACCCCGCTGGAATGCGAGCGCCTCATGGCGTGGCCGGACGCCCACACCGCGCGCGGTGTGGACGAGAAGGGCCGCGAGTACGCGCTGAGCGACACCGCCAGGTACCGCCTCTGCGGGAACGGAATCGGGTCCACGCAGGCCGAGTGGATCGGGCGCAACCTCATGGCGCTGGAGGCGGCGACGGCCGCGGGGGTGGCGGCATGACCCCCGCCCCGCGCGCACTGTGGACTGCCAAGCAGGTCGCGGCCGAACTGTTCCACGGGCAGGTCACGGCCCGCTGGGTGCGGAAGCATTGCCCCGGCGTGCGGCTTTCGCGCGTCGTCGTCCTGTACGACCCCGCCGTGGTGCAGGCGTGGATCGACGCGCGAGCGGAGGCGGCGTGAGCGCCCGCTACCGCATCCGCCGGCGCCTCGGCCGTCTCGGCATCCCGCTCTTGCAGGTGTCGTCCGGCGCCCGCACCGACGCCGAGCATCGGCGCCGCGAGGCCGTGGTGGACAAGCTGGTGGAGCTCTCGCAGGTCGAGGCGCTGCGGGCGCTGGCCGACGGCACCGTGACCTGCGCCGAGCTGGTCGATCTGGACCGGCGCGGCCAGCTCGGCAACGCCGGCGTGACGGCCATCGTGCGGCTGCGGCGTCCCCTCTGGGTCGAACTCGAGCGCGCCGTCGAGGCCATGACCTGCGGCGACAAGACCAAGGCGCGCTACCGCGTGTCGTTCGTGGCGCTCCGGACCAAGGCCGCGCGCTGGTTCCCCGCCGACGCCGTGGTCGAGGCGCTGGCGTCGGCCCCGTGGGCGGAGATTCACCGCGCGTGGGGCGGGAGTGCGGCCGACTGGAATCACCTGCGGCGCGCCATCTCGCACGCCATGACGGTGCTCATGGGCGACAAGTACGACCCGATCCGTCGCGCGCTGGTGGCGTCGATGCCGCGGCGAGCCGAGCGCGAGCGGGTGCCGGAGTTGGCCCCGGAGGATTTCTGGCGCGTGGTCGCCCAGGTGCGGGAGGATGTGCGGCCGGCGTTCGTCGCGCTGGTCGTCACGGGGATGCGGGTCGGCGAGTACCTGGCCTGCACCACGGCGCATCTGCGCCCCGCGACGACGGAGGTGGAAGTGCCCGGCACCAAGACGGCCGGATCGGCGCGCCGCGTGGCGGTGGACGCCGGCCTCTGGCCGTGGATCGAAGCCGCGATCCCGTCCCGGGTGCAGTACAAGGCGCTCCGGCAGCACTGGCGGAAGGCGTGCGACGCCGCCGGCGTCCGCGATGTGCGCCTGCATGACCTGCGACACCTACACGGCCAACTGGCCGACGACGCGGGCGTCTCCGAAGCGCAGATCCAACGCAGTCTGGGGCACGCGACCCCAGCGATGACGCGCCGGTACACGCAACGGCGCGGCCTCCGGACTGTGGCGACGGGGATCGCGGCGAAGCTGGGCCAGCCGGAGACGCCCCATGACCCCTAACTGTGTCCAAAACGTGTCACCCAATACGGTGCCGTCTCATGTCCCGGGTGGGGATCGAACCCACGACCTCCGGATTAAAAGAACTGCGGGCGTCTTTGACGTTTCGCGCCCGTCAGAGCGCAACGCGGCTCTAGCAGGGCATTGCGGGGCGCTGTGCGCCCCCCAAAGCGCGCCCGAAGCGCATCGCGGGCGTGTCCAGAATGTGTCACCCAGCCGCGCGCCGATTTCGGCCGATTTCGCGACCGACGGACTCCGTGAAATCCGCCGCGCCGCCGTCGCCGCGCTGTTCCCGGCCCTCGCCGCCGCCCTCGCGGCCAAGCATGGGGGGCAGGCGTGATGGACTACGCCACGTTCGTGGCCCGCAAGCATCTGCGCGCGGCCCATGTCGGGTTCGCGCCGGTTGACCTGCACCCGTCGCTGTTCCCGCACCAGCGCGATACGGTGGACTTTCTGTGCCGCATCGGCCGCGGAGCCGCCTTTCTCGATACGGGGCTAGGCAAGACGTTCGTGCAGCTTGAGTGGGCGCGGCAGGTCGTTCGGCATACCGAGGGCCGCGTGCTTGTGCTGACGCCGCTCGCGGTCGCCGCGCAGACGGTGCGCGAAGGCGAGCACTTCGGGATCGACGCAGCGCAGGTCCACGACCGCGATCCCGAGACGCCTATCGTCGTCTGCAACTACGAGCGCATGGACGTAATCGACCCGTCGGCGTTCGTCGGGGTCGTGCTCGATGAGTCATCCATCCTCAAGTCGTTCAACGGCGTCACGCGGACGCGACTCATCGACACCTTCCGCGACGCCCCGTTCCGGCTGGCCTGCACCGCGACGCCCGCGCCGAACGACCACATGGAGATCGGCAACCACGCCGAGTTCCTAGGGGTGATGCGGTCGGCGGAAATGCTCTCGCGGTTCTTCATCAACGACACCGCGACAGCGTCTCAAGAGTGGCGGATCAAGCGCCATGCCGTCGAGGCGTTCTGGGCGTGGGTGGCGTCGTGGTCCCGGTGCGTGGCGATGCCGTCCGATCTCGGGCACCAGGACGACGGGTTCGCGCTCCCGCCCCTTGAGGAGATCCGGCACGTCGTCGCCACGGACGCCGATCCGTCGGGCGACGGGATGCTGTTCCGCGTGGCCGATCTGTCCGCGACGGGATTGCACCGCGAGAAGCGCCGCACGGTGTCGGCGCGTGCGGACCACGTCGCCGCGCTGGTGGCGAGCGATCCGACCGAACCGTGGATCGTGTGGTGCGACAGCAACGACGAAGCCGACGCCTTGCTGGCCCGCATCCCCGATGCCGTCGAAGTGAGAGGCAACATGACGGCCGACGAGAAGGAGCGCCGGCTGCTGGCGTTCTCGGACGGCGCCGTGCGCGTCCTCGTGACCAAGCCGAGTATTGCTGGGTTTGGCCTCAACTGGCAGCACTGCGCCCGCGTGGCGTTCGTCGGGCTGTCCTACAGCTATGAGGCGTACTACCAAGCCGTGCGGCGGTGCTGGCGGTTCGGGCAGTCGCGGCCCGTGCAGGTGCATCAAGTGATGGCCGATTCGGAGGTGCCCATCCTCGACGCGATCAACGCGAAGGCGGGCGCCCATGTCGAGATGAAGGACCGGATGCGGGCGGCGATGCGTCGCGCCCAAGTCCCCGTCGCCAGCCTCACCGCCTATAACCCGCAGGTGCCGATGCGCCTGCCTCGATTCATGGAGCACGTGGCATGAACGTTCTCAATCAAACTGTCCGTGACGAGTTCGCGCTGTACCACGGCGACTGCGTCGAAGTGCTCGCCGGCTTGCCTGACGCGAGCGTGGATCTGTCCATCTACTCCCCGCCGTTCGGCGATCTTTTCGTCTATTCCGCGAGCGAGCGGGACATGGGCAACAGCTCGTCGCACGGCCAGTTCTTCGAGCACTATGCGCACGTGGTGCGCGAACTGCGCCGCGTGGTCAAGCCTGGGCGGATGGTCGCCGTCCACTGCTCGGACCTGCCGCTCCGCAAGTTCCGAGACGGAGACATCGGCCTGTACGACTTCTCCGGCGATGTCATCCGCGCGCACCTATCCGCGGGGTTCGTGCTGCACTCCAAGGTGACGGTCTGGAAAGATCCCGTCGTCGAGATGCAACGCACGAAGGCGCTCGGGCTGCTCTACAAGCAACTGCAGAAGGACAGCACCAAGTCGCGCATGGGAATGCCGGATTACGTCTGTGTGTTTCGCGTGCCGGGACAGAACGCCGCGCCCGTTATGCACAAGCCCGTGGATTTTCCCGTGGACAAGTGGCAGCAGTGGGCATCGCCGGTGTGGATGGACATCGACCAGACGAACGTCCTAAACGGGCGCGCGGCACGCGCCAACGAGGACGAGCGCCACATCTGCCCGCTGCAGCTCGACCTAATCGAGCGCCTCGTGGTGCTCTACAGCAACCCCGGCGAGGTGATACTGAGCCCGTTCGCCGGCATTGGGTCCGAGGGGTATGTCGCGATCCGCACGGGCCGCAAGTTCGTCGGTGCGGAACTCAAGCCGGAATACTTCACGGCGGCATCGCGCACGCTGACCGAGCAAGCCAGCGCGTCGGCGCTGGATCTCTTCGGGGGTGCCGCCTGATGGACGCCGACATCTTCGACATCGAGCACGCCCGCGCGCCCAGGCGCCGGCCCGTGGCGACCGACACCGCGACCGGCGACCTGTTCGCGCCCGCGCCACCACCGCACAACGGGACGGAGACGAGCCGCGATGCGGCGCGGAAGATCGCGCCGAAGGCCGGCGCCCTCAGAGCCGTCGTGTACGACGCGATCTGCATGGCGGGCGCCGGCGGCATCACGCGCTCGGAGCTTGCCGCCGCCCTTGGGATGAAGAAGGACACCGTCAACGCGCGAGTCTCCGAGCTGATCTCGCGCGGGCTGGTGAAGGTGGTCGGCCGCCGCGACGGCGAGGGGCTGCTCTACCCGACGGGGGCGAGCACGTGAACTGGATCCGCATCGCCCGCGGGATGAAGGACGACCCGCGCATCTTCACGCTCGCCGCCGCCTGCAAGGTCCGGCCAGCCGAGGCGGTCGGCCTGATCGTCAACGTGCTGGTCGAGCTCCCCGACCACGCCCGCGACGGCGACCTGTCCGGCGTGCCAGCGGGCACCGTCGAGGCGTGGGCGCGGTGGCATGGGCGACCGGGGATCTTCGACGCGGCGTTCCGTAAGTCGTTGTGCGAGAACGAGAAGGTGCGTTCGTGGGAGAAGCACAACGGCCCAGCCGTGCGCGCGCTCGAAGCCGCCAAGCAGCGTTCGAAGGACTGGCGCGAACGCAAGGAGAAGCGACCACCGAACGCCGAACGTACGGCGAACGCAACGCATACGGAACGCGTCACGTCACCCGAACCGAACGCGTCACGTTCGCCTCTACAAGACAATACAAGACAATACAAGACAGAACTACAAACCCACACCACCACCGCGCGCGAGGCGGGGGCGCTGGCGTTCGACCATCCCGCCGCCCAAGGCGCGTACGCCGAGATGCGCCGGACGGCACCCAACCCCGCCGCCTTCGACGCCATGCTCAAGACCGTGGCCGACCCGATCACCGGCGGGCCGGCGTACACGTGGCCCGAGATCGGCGCCGCGTTGGTCGAGCTCGCGCCGCAAGGCGGCGTGCCGAGCGCCGTCTCGGTGCGGGCGTTCTGCCGTCGCGTCCGGGCTGGCGAGGCGGTGCAAGGTGGGGGCGACGACGCCGACGCCGTGATCGCGCGCAGCTTCGCCAAGGCCGAGGCCGAGATGCGCGCCCAGCAGCAGGGGGCCGCATGACGCAGAACCCGCAGCTTCGCGCCGCCCTGACGCGGGCAATCCAACGCCTGCTCGCCGTGCGCCCGAACGCTCGAGCGAAGATCACCGAGGCGCTGCTCGACGAGTGGGTCGCCGCCTTGAACGGCGTGGCGCTGGCCGCGATTGACGAGGCGGTGGCGCGATGCAACGCCTCCGAGGAGTACTTCCCGAGTCCGGCCACCTTCCGGCGCTACGTCCGCGAGGTTGCCGCGGAGCAGGCCCGCGAGCGGGGCGAGCAGATGCCCCGCCAAGGCACCCAGGAGCCCGCCTGCCTGACGTGCGGGACGCCGACGTGCGATTGGGTCGAAGCGGTGCCGATCGGGTCGCAGACGGGCAATGTGCGCCTTTTCTGCCGGTGCGCTATCACGACGGGCCATGCGGTCTACCCGGGCGAGTGGGACGCGGCACGCCGGCGGTCGCTCGAGGAGGCGGCATGACCGAGCGCGACGTGGAGCAGGACTGCGACCGGCTGGTCGCGAGCGTGGGCGGCGACGTAATCCGCACCAACCCGCCGGGCCGGACTCGGCAGCACATCGGCTTGCCGGATCGCCGGTACAGGGTCAAGGGCCGCGCCTTTTTCGTGGAGTTGAAGGCCCCGAGCGGCAAGATTTCGGCGGAGCAACTGGCGTTCTTGCGCGCCGAGCTGGACTGTGGGTGCCTCGCGCTGTGCGGCGGGGTGGCCGAAGTCGCCGCGATGGTGCGGCGGATTGTGAGCGGGACGCAGGACGCGGCGCTACAGGGGTGGTGCCGCGAGGTCGTGGAGGCGTGGGCCGCGAAGGGCCCGCGCCGCTCCACCCAACCGGCGGCAGCCACCGCCAGGGGCAGAGCATGAGCAGTGATGTGGAGACGCGCCTCCGCGCGCTGGAGCGGGCGGTGGAGTACCTGTTGCGCGATGCCCGCGCGACGGAGGAGAAGGACAAGTCCACGTTGTATTCCGTGCAGACGTGGGATGAACGGCTGGACGCTGTGTGCGCCTCGCCCACACTCACCCCCACCGCGCCCGCGAGGGCGGAGACGGATGATGAGTTACGCTGATCCCACACAGCCGATCACGGCTGGCGAGCTGCTGGACGCCATCAAGCACGTAGGCGACGACATTCCCGTGCGCTTCGACTTCTGTGGGTTGGTGATTCCCGTGCGCTTCGACTTCTGTGGGTTGGTGCCCACGTCGGCACGTTCGTACCGTGGCTACTACGACCATCTCGCGTTCGGATGGTGCGACAGCGACGAGCGCGACAGCCTCGACACTGTGGGCAAGCTCCGAAGCAACGTCAGTGATGCCATGGGGAGGACGTTCGAGGGCTACAAGGGCGGCGACTTCGTGATGCACCGAGGCACCCCGTTGTGGGTCGCCGAGTATGGGCGCTCGGACAGCACCGCCGTTTGCGGCGTTCACGTCACCGAGTGGTGCGTAACCCTTCGCACCGCGTACTGTGAGGACTGGGCGGGCGGCGAAGCGCGAGCAATGGAGATCCTTCGACGCTCGGGCTTGTTCAGGGAGGTGCCCCGTGCCGACGCCTGACCGCAAGCTGATTGCCCCCGGCGATTGGGTAAGCTTTCAACAGCAGAGCCGCGTGGTACTTGGGCGAGTGCTGTACGTGCGTCCGTGCGACCGCTACCCCGGATGGGACGGAGCCGAGTGCATCACCGACATCGGATCGGTGCGTGAAGCCGACGTGCTGGAGGTGCGCCGTGCCAACGCCTGACACGGCCGCCGCGCTCGCGGCTCGGCTGCTGGACATCAGCGCGCTGCTCAACGTGAACTCTGTCGTGCCCGGCGATTGGACGTTCAGGCAAGACGGATTCACGGTTGCCCGTGCTCGCCTTATCGCGGCCGACCTCACCGCCGCCGCTGACGCGCTCGCGGCGCTCGCCGCACCCTCCCCGAGCGTGGCCGAGGCGCGGTTCTGGCTTGAGCAGGCGATCGGCGCGGTAGCTGACGCGCAAGAGAACGCCGACTACAACGACCCCGAAGAAGCAAGCGCCGACCTCGCTGCAGCCAAGGCCGACTGCGCGATTGCCATTGACGCCTACGCCGCCGCGATCCGCGCCGACGTGCCGCCGGAGGTGCGGGAGGCGGCGGGGCGGGTCATGGAGTTCGTGTCGCTCGCGGGCTTCGTCATTCGAGGGATTCGCGTGAACGACCGCTCCGTCGATCTGCACCCCCACGACCTCCGCGCCCTCGCGCGGCATGGGCTGGGGGAGACGTGACGCGCCGGCAGTCCACCATCTGGGAATGGCGCGGACACATCACCGAACTTGACGACCTCTGGGCGGCGGTGTCGGGCAAGAAGCACAACCGGCGCTACGTGTTCCCGGATCGAGCGGCCTTCATGCGCACGGTGCGGCAGATGCAGAAGAGGGGATCGCTCACGGTGGTAGACCTGCGAGAGGCCAACCCGCCCGTCGGACAGGTGATCTTGTGGGGGCGCGACCCATGACCGGCCTCCCCCTCATCGCCCAGGCGCGCGCCGACCTCGAGCTCGTCGGCTGGCGGCTCAACGTCCTGCTCACCCTCGCGCACGAGCTGCTCGACGTGCATGAGTACCGGCGGGTGAAGACCGAGGCGCTGGCGCGACTGGCCGGCTGCTCGCAGGCGACGGCGACCAAGGCGCTCGCCGCCCTCGTCGCGCGCGGGTACCTGCAACGGCGCGACGACTACGACGGGCCCGAGTACCGGCTCTTCTGGACGCGGGCCTATTCCTCGGTGAATCAGCCCGACGCGCCGAGCTCTCCGCGACCCGCCGCCTGACGCCGACCTTGCGGGGGTGAGCGACCTCACGCCTCTCAACCGCCGCCAGCAGCAGTTCGTCCACGAGTACCTGCGCGACCTGAACGCCCTCGAGGCGGCGCGTCGCGCGGGGTACTCGGAGCGGAATCGCTCCATCGGCTCGGAGCTGCTCGCCCACCCGAGCGTCAAGGCGGCGATCGACACGGCGCTCGCCGCCCGCGCCAAGCGCCTCCAGCTCTCGGCCGACGACGTGCTGGTCGAGCTGGCGATCATCGGCCGCTCGGACGTGCGCTGGTTCGTGGTCGGCGATGACGGGAAGCTCGCGCTGGCCGAAGGGGCACCCGAGCATGCCTGGCGGGCCGTCCAGTCGGTGAAGACGACCGACCGGATCACCGAGACCGGCCGCGTGCGCACGATCGAGGTGCGGCTCTGGCCGAAGGTCGCGGCGCTGGATCTGGTGGGCAAGCACCTGGGCACGTGGAAGGAGCCGATCAGGTTCGAGGCCGTGCTGCCCCCGGTGGCCGAGTGGACGGACGAGCAATGCGAGCGCATTGCGCGCGGTGAGGATCCCGCGCGCGTCTTCGGGAAGGCCGGCGCGTGATCGCGGCTGACGTGCTCCCGCTCCGGGCGCAGGCGGAGCTCGAGCTGCGGCGCCGTCGCGCGTCGCGGACGCAGGCCCGCGTCGGCCTGCTCGACTACTGCCGCCGGGTCACGCCTACGTGGGACTGGGAGGCAGCGCATCTCCGGCTGTTCGCCGAGCATCTTGAGCGCCTGCGCCGGCGCGAGATCACGCGGCTCGCCGTCGAGCTGCCGGTGCGTCACGGGAAGCTGCTCGCGGACGACACGCCGATGCTGACGGCGCGCGGGTGGACGACGCACGGCGACCTGCGCGTCGGCGACTCCGTGCTCCACCCGTCAGGCCGCTGGGTGCGCGTCGTGGGGCTGTCGGAGCCTGCACCAGCCGACGTGCGCGTCGAGACGACGGACGGTGCAGTGCTCTACTGCCACGAGGAGCACGAGTGGACCTTGCTGTACCGGCCCAATCGCCGCACGGTCACCGTCGAGACGAGGTACCTGATGCGGACGCCCGTCACCAAGAAGCCCCGCACGCTGCACAGCGGCGGCAAGTGGATGTTCGGGCTGCCGGACCGTCGCGCGTCCGAGGCGGCGCCGTCCGCCCCGCCGCTCCCAGTGGCGCCCTATACGCTTGGCGCTTGGTTGGGCGACGGCACATCGAGCAAGGCGTGGATCACCCACGCTGCGTCCGACGTGGCCGTCGTGCGGCGCATCGAGGCCGACGGCTACGAACTGACGAAGCAGTATGTGCACAAGACGACCGGCGTGGTTTCGTCGGTGTTTCAGGCTCGCACGCGCGGCGGAAAGGGCAGTCCGCTGCACCAAGGGCTGAAGGCGGCCGGAGTGCTCAACAACAAGCACATCCCGGACGCGTACTTTCTCGCCTCGCGAGAAGACCGCCTTGCGCTGTTGGCTGGGTTGATCGATACAGACGGACACGTAAGCCCGGAAGGGCGCGTTCGCATCGTCTCCGCGATGCCGCGGCTGGCTCAGGATATCGCCGCTTTTGTGCGCACCTTCGGCTGGCGCGTGTCTGTGTCCACGTGCGATCCGGTCACGAGCACGACCTCCGGCATTTTCGGGAAGAAGGTCGTCTACCAAGTCGGCTTCCAGCCGGGAACCGACATCCCGACGGTACTCCCCCGGAAGCGCGTCGCGCGGGTATCCAGCAGCAAGGCGCCGGCAATCAAGTCGGTGCGCGTCGACCCGCAGGGAAAGATTGGGCGCTGCATCCAAGTCGACGCCGAGGACGGGCTGTACTGCGCCGGTCGGCATCTGACGCCGACGCACAACAGCGAGACCGGCACCGTCCGATTTCCGGCCCAGTGGATTACCGAGGAGCCGACCACGCGCGTGCTCATCGGGTCGCACTCGGCACTGCTCGCCCAGAAGTTCAGCCGCCAGGCTCGCCGACTGGTGCGCGCGGCCGGCGTAGCCATCAGCGCCGAGAAGGACACCGCCGCCGAATGGGAGACGGCCGCCGGCGGCGGCTTGCGGGCGGTCGGCGCTGGCGCTGGCTCCGCCGGCATGGGCGCCGACGTGGTCATCATCGACGACCCGTTCGGTTCGCGCGGCGATGCCGAGTCCGAGGCGGGGCGCGAGGCCGTCTGGGACTGGGTGACCAACGACATGCTGTCACGGCTCGAGCCCAACGGTGTGGCCGTCGTGACGCACTCGCGCTGGCACTCCGACGACGTGATCGGCCGGATTCGGTCGGGGCAACTCGGGGAGGGGTGGACGATCCTTACGCTCCCCGCCGAGGCCTACGACGACGGGACGCCCGATCCGCTCGGCCGCGCGCCGGGGGAGGCGCTGTGGCCCGCGCGCTGGCCGCAGGAGGCGCTCACCCAGCGTCGCACCGAGTTGGGCGAGTACGCCTACGCCAGCTTGTACCAGCAGCGCCCGCAGCCGCGATCGGGCGGCATGTTCCCCTGGGCGAAGTGGGTCGAGCTCGACGCCGTGCCGGTCATCCCCGGCCGCGTCGTGCGGTACTGGGATCTCGCGGGCACCGAGCCGCGTGGCGCGTCCCACGATCCCGACTACA